ACGTAAAGAGTACGACACATCTAGTTTGTTTGAATAAAAAACCTCCCTGCCGCCTCGGAAACGAGCAGGGAGAAAAGGCGAAATTGTTACAGGGTACGCCAGATGCGTACTCCTAACTTGTCATCCTGTATTATAACTCTAATTTCTAACTGCCAACACTTACGTTTAAATATATTTTTACACTGTGCGGTGGCTTTTTGTGTGTTTATACAGGGTACAAAGACTGAGGCTCCTACGACCATCTTGCCCCAGTCAACTATTATCTTAACCCCGTCAGGGTCAAGGTCATCCAGTTTAAGCATCGGTTGACTCATCCAAAGAAGTATTAGAGCAGTCTATAGCCACTACACGAGAAGGTGGCAGTTGGGTAGACGTACCCTTAGTAAGCCGCATAGTAATGGACTTAGCGTTCATATGCTTTGTTAGTTCAGCTAAGAATGAATTGTAGATTATATCCTGCTTACCGCACCACGCTTTTAAAGGCTTGGGAGTAAGGTATAACATCTTTACGTCTGTCTCATACCTACCCACTAAGCGAACTCTAGGATCAACTTCTGGGATTATCAGTTCATCTAGCCCATTGTCTTGAGGCTTCCTTAGATCGTCAGTGCTACGAATCTTTAGGATGTTACCCCAGTTATCGTGTAAGTAGTTATTGAGGGTCTCTTGTACAGACATGCTCATGTCACCAACACTACGCAGGTTCTCTTTCAGCAGACTTAAAGCGTACTTCATAAGACCTTTAGTATCGTAAATAATAAGTCCTAGACGTTTGGCGATCATAGCCCCTGTTATAGTACAGGCTACTCCCGCTGACCAAAAACGGTTTTCTGCTTTCAACCCTGCTTCCTTATCTATAGCCGCCTGTACTCTATATAACAACGTCCTAACCTCTTCTAAGTTAGCTATAACGTATTGCATGTAAATAACTCCTGCGTGTCCGTAAAGGTTCTCTGCATTGTGTGCATGTGCGTCTGTGATGTGCTTAGTCTTTGACTCGTCAAATAGCTTCTTTGCCTTAGTTTCTAACATCCTCTGTGCCTCTGCTTTCGGCATGGCTTTAGCCATACTAACTTTTTCGATGATACTAGTATTACCTGTTGTAACCGTTATCAGGCTCCAAGGTTCTCCCCTAGCACGTTCGATGTTACCCCCACCTGCCATACGGTTTTTCTGTCTACCGCCAGATAGTTGGTAGATCATATCTGAAAGGTCTTCTGGTTTGGCATTAGTCATCTCATCAATGTAGAGAGGTAAGTTACGGTATACCTCTCCGCGCAACATCCTAGAGTTTTGAGTATCATTCCTATCTATCACCAATTCTTTTGGCTTGCCCCACACCGAAGCCGCTACGAACATAGCAGTGGTCTTACCTAGGCCAGTATCGCCTGTAATGTGGAACCCAGAGCAAGCGATGGGAGATAGAGCCATAAGAGGAGAACCAAAACTTGTAGCCACTACGTATTGGTGCAGTTCAAACCCCTCGCGGTTATAGAAGTTGACCATACCCTTCCACTCTTCTAGCGTTCCTTTTGGTTTAAAGGCATGGAACAAATCTTTCGTAGGTGTAGCAGGTGGATTAGACTCTATCTTATCGGCAAACACCTCCTGACCTCCTAGCACAAAAGACTTAAAGTCATCCCCAGTCCACCCAAACTGCCTACGGGCGTGCTGAGTAGCGGTAGTAGCCTGTAACTCGTTTACCCATCTAGTCGTGTAATTCATTATGTCCTCCATCTTAGTTACAGCAACACCATGTATAGCCATCTGCTTACGAAACTCTTCTTTAGAAGTCACGGCTGTAAGTGGTACGGTAAACTCTCTAACACCGTCTATGGGTAGGTGGAGACGCATAACTATACTCTCTCCACTTTCAACGTCTTGTATACGCTTAACGACATATAAGTCATTGTGGTAGATAAGCTTTTCGTCTATGTCTCCATCGTCTGTCTTGGTGCGTAGGTATACACCACCAGTAGCCCCACGGAAATAAGGTTTAGGGTATGAGGGTATGACATACACCTCGCTATCCCCAGATTCTGTCTCCATAGATACTACGTTGTCTTCTTCCTCTGCTTCTTTTATCCGTTGCCCTAGTACTATAGGAGAACCGATCTTGCCCCAGTGCTTGCAGTCTGTACACACGTCCGGCCTGTTGTCATTGAAAGTCTCACACCTGTGAACATGTTTAGTTGTATCATACTTACTATCAGTTTCCCCGGCATCGTAACCCTCGTAGCCTCGTGATATTTTGTGTGCGCCTTCTCTCCCACCATCTACACAGTGTTTGATAATAGATACAGCGTCAAACCATAGGGGTTCGCTAACCTCATTGGGGTTCTTTAAGACATGTGATATCTGGGCACAACCTTCTCCCTTACTAGTCTTGGCGATAATATCTTTAAAGTAATTTTCCCTGTTACTGTATAGCCCCTGCACCACCGCGCTAAACTCTTCCACCATACGTTCGGGGACTGGTATCGAGTCGTGTCCAAGTAGTTCTGAGAACGCATCGAAGCTAACTAAATTCTGGTCAGTGTTACCGAAGTACGAAACTTCCGTAGGGGGAGTAGTCTTATGGTTATGCGTAGAGGGTATGCGTAATATCCTAGCCGCATCGGAGGTGACGGAGTGATCACAAATCAACCCGTGTGTCTTGGTTAAAGCCTTTAGACGTGTAGCTACTGGAAACCAATCATCATATACGACAGGTTCAGACAGGTGCCAGTATGCGTGTACGCCACGCCCAGAGTTAACAAGCATAGGTGTGGGCAGTTTTAGAGTCTTACAAAAACTTTGTAGGGCTACTATCGCGTCTTCTTGCGTAAGATATCCCTTGTCTTCTTTCTCCTTAACATCACCACAGTCTATGTCAAAAAAGAAAGACTGTAACTTGTTTACGTTCGTAACCTTCCGCGAGGTCGGTTCTTTAAATGTTGCAAGAGCAAAGTAACAATCGTACCCATCTGTATCTAATTCGTGCGCTTTATCTATTAACTGATCTGTAGTCGAGTAAAACTTCTGGTGTATACGATCAGTCTTCTTGTTGTGCGCCCAAATACAATAGGAACCGCTGTCGGCTAAAGCCCTTTGCAAAAATGATTCAGTATTCATATCCGCATCCGAGAGGTAAGGTAGCAGGGGTGCGTACGCACCCTTTTCGGAAAAGTATCCTAGCTACAAGTTAGTTAAGTAAGGAGGTTTTAACCGTCCCAATCATCAACAATAGATGCTAAGTCTTTGTCTTCTTCTTTTGGTGCCACGGACTTCTTCTTAGCGGTTTTCTTAGGTTGTTCTACTGGCGCTTCTTCTGCGGTATCATCTCCAAACAAGTCATCAGATACTACAGCTTTAGCTTTAGGTGCTTCAGCTACGGGGGAAACAGTTTCAAAGGGGTTGTCACTATCTAACTCAAACCCATCTGCTACTACACCGAATGGCGACGCGGCTTCCATAGGTAGGTACTTGATAACTTGTACAGCACGTAAGCGTACAGATACACCTGCCTCGCGCATGTTATACGGATAGAAAGTAACAGCTACATTAGCCGTACTGCCCGTAGTTAGTTTAAAGTCATCTGGTAACTCTTTACTCTTAGCGTCAAACTGCTTTGGAGGGTTAGTAGCATCCTTACCATAAGCCGCTTTGAGTACAGCCTTACCTATAAACAAACCATCCTCTTGCTTCTCAAAGGGAAAGTCGATCTTCTCAGGCCAATTTTTCTCCTTAGATTTTTGGTAAGCCTCATTCATTTGCCCATACAGAGCCTTGGCTTGGTCTTTATCCATACGAAACTTTGTCTCGTACTTAGCACCTTCTTCAAAGGCATCACAGGGTACGCTCTTACCGTTCTCACCTGCGGAAGCATCATACCTATAAGGTTGGTTAATGCGCGGATAAAGTATCTCTACGTTTTCAATAATATAACTCATACTAGTTTCCTTTACTGGTTGCGTTTAATTCAAAACCTTCTACTGCTGAGAAGGGAGACGTAGGTTCCGCAAATACATCTAGGCTTATCGCCTGTAATGTATCGGGGTGGTTCTTTAACTCTGAAACCTTGTCTGCCTCGCCTTCGTTCAACGAACGTATCGGTTTAAAATAAAGTTTAGGGATCGGACTTTGTTCATCAAAATATACTCGCGTAACAATGCGAGTTGCTACAGAACCTCTGCTAGACAAAAACTTAACATAGTCTTGCATCGGCATGTGTCCACCGTTACCCCTACCGTATATAGATGTAGCAGGTAACTGTAGTTGGTATACCTCGTCTAGCTGATCTTCAAATACTACAGCTATCCGTTGGGCAAACCTACAAGCACGTCCACGGTTACTCCCTGACCCACGTATATTCTGTGGGCAATCCATACAACGGGCGGCTTGCTTGTTCTCTTGGGGTACATCTACAGAAGGTCTCTGCGTATCTGCTGACCAACACGTTGGTGCTACTGACCTGTTAGGGTCGTAAGCATTCTCAAAGTATGATCGTGATACAGGTGCCGCATTCACAACTACGATGTCCTTAAAGTCTTCTTCTATAATAGCTGTTTCTTTCCCAACCACAATAGAAAACTTCCTACTGTACAAACTAATTCGACGCACATCACATATCCTCGTCAAATAACTTTTCTACTTCGGTTGGAGTAGCGGCTTCCTTTCTCTCCATGTAACTTGCTACGCTATCTTCAGCGTGTTTTTGTGATCCTCGCAGTACGTATTTGTCAGGCCCATCTTCTGTTGGATCAACCATAGCGCCATTAGACAGTAACGAGTTAGTCACATCTGAGATCCTAAACCTGTACGTGCTACCCACTTTAATATAAGCATCGGGGGTTATGTGTTTCCTACGCACCCATGCACGTATAGTTGATACTGATACCGCAAAGTGGTCGGCTATGTCTTCTATGGGTACAAATGATTCCTTCTGTTTCATTATTTTTTCCTTACCGCTACTGCGTATTCTGAATCTACGTTAAGACCTCTTGGTACAAGGTCGGGATTTTCTTCTAAGAACTGCCGAACATTACCTTGGTTAAGACGTTTATCAAAGAACTCTGGTACATTGTTCTCCATAACAAATTTGTACATAGACTCCCAATCGCTAGTCCAGTACCTAGTCTTAACTGATCTATAAAACAAACCTGCTGATGTCTTAACACTTTCTACACCTTGATCCTCACAATACTTGAGTAGTGCTTCTTTTATCTTCTCAAGGTTACTCGCAAGGACAGAGTCCTTATCTTTAAACTCTGCTGACAGTTCCGCTCTCTTTATCTTGATCTTCAAGTAAGTCTCGGTCAGTTTCTCAGGGGTTACATTACTATTCATACTTCCTCCAATCGTTGTCGAGATGTACACTTTAGTGAGTATTTGTACCCTAGTCAAGTATTTCTTTGTAAAGATCAATCATTTTTGTGTGTACGTCTATTCTACTATCTAACAGTGTGTAAACACGTTTCTCTACGTTAGACCCTTGCAGTTGAACAACGGTACATTTGTGATCTTGTCCTGACCTGTGTACACGAGCATTAGCTTGCAGATAAGTTTCTAATGAACTTGTTGGCCCCCACCACACTACAGTGTTTGCGGCTGTTAACGTAACACCGTGTGCCGCCGCTTGAGGTTGTATCACTAGCACCTTGGGATCATCTTGTTCTTGGAACTGTTTAAATATTTTAGTTCGGTTGGGGGCGCTTACATCCCCACGAATTACTTCCGTAGATATTTTATCTTCTCGTAGCTTGTTAGTGAGTATATCTATTACATGTTTAAAGGGCACAAACACCAATACTTTTTTGCTAGACTCATCTATCACTTCTCGCAATACTTTGTAGCGATGCTTTATGTCAAATTCTAGTGCCTCTCCCTTATCTGTATAGACTGCACCTGCGGATATCTGTAGTAATTTGTTCATGTTAACTGCCGCATTGACCGCTGTGATCTGCTCACCCGATGCTTGCATTACCATTCTATTTTTAAGCTCTTTGTAATACTTCTTCTGTTGACGTGTTAACTCCACCTCGCGCTTGACGTATATCATTGGTGGTAGGTCAAGACACTCATCTTTTGTGAATCGGATGGCAGGTTGTAACGCGTTATACACTGTCTCTGTAGCGGTCTCTTGGGCTACCCATTTAAAGTTAGTGACCTTACGCATGACTTGATCTCGGAACGAACCAAAGAATTTAGGTACGCTGTTGGGGTTTACCAACTTAGCTAACCCATAGGCATCCAACGGACTCTGTGCCGCAGGAGTACCTGTCATCATCCATAACCAAGTATTAGGTTTGAGTAATCTATTTAAGGTTTTCCATCTAGCAGTTTGAGGGTTCTTGTAGTGGGTAGCTTCATCTACAATGATTAGATCAAAACCCCCATTAGCGATTGTGTCTTCAAC